GGGGGCGGGGTGGTATCTGTGCCCTCGGAGGAGGGCGGCGTTGATTGTGGGACAGTTGTGTGCTGATACAGAGGATTTTCCGACAGGCCCATAACATAGTCGGCGACTTTACTTAGTGCGTCGCTGTCCAAATTCCGAAAGAAGCAACCGCCCGCTACTATCCTGCCCTCATCGGTCAACTGCTTATAAAAATGGGCAATTCTATCTTTCTCGGAGTGGAACTGGAGAAATCCCGCCCGATATGCCTCTGCATCGGACAGTTTCTTTAACGGTTTTGCGGTGTTGAGCCTTTCTTGCATTTGCGCAATAATGTCCCGCCCTTGTTTATCAGTATCCAAGTCAACCCAATGAATAGAGACTGGATCACCGTCCCCAACGAGGTCAAATGGGGACACGGAAAGAATACCTGCAATTTTTTCGATAGTCTGTGTGGGTGGTTGTCGCTTTCCTAATTCGTATTGCTGGATAGTCCCCGTAGCAAGGCCTAACTTTTCCGCAAGTTGCCCTTGTGTCAAATGACATGCCCTTCTGGCTGCTTTGATTTTCTTGCCGCCCTCAGTGCTCAATATAAACACCCCCAAATGTATTTTATCATACCCAAATGAAAAAAACAATCAAAAAGAGTGCGCTTTGCTCTTGACACACTCAGATAGACTGCGTATAATTAAAACACAATCAAATTGAAGGTGGTGATCATGTGAAGGCAGACCGCAAAAAGCTGGAGCTGGCTCTTGCCAGGGCTTGTATGACGCCTGAAACACTCACAGCGACGGCAGAAATGCCCCGCCCAACGGTGAACAACGTCATAACTGGCCGGAGCGTCAGGCCAGCAACACTGGGCCGCATTGCCCGCGCACTGGGCGTTGATGTGGTCGACATCATCGAAAAGGAGGCGTAGACCATGAGATTTTTCGTGATTCAGAGCAAGGCACACCCCTGGGACACTACGTGGACCACCTGGACGCACCGCCGCTTTGATACGCTGGCCGAGGCCAAAGCCGCCTTTGAGGCGCTGCCGATCAAGGCGGACCATCGGATTGCGGAGGCGTACACTGTTACCCGGTATAAGCCGGTCAAGGGGGGGTAGTCATGAGCGATAGCGTTTGTCATATCCCGGTTGTAGGCCACATGACCCTTGGAGCCGACGGGCACTATCACCTGGATGAGGAGCGGAGCGAGTATGCCGATATCCCGGCTTCGGCAATCGCCGCATTCCTGGTGGAGAAGTGCGGGGTAAACGCTATTTTCGGGGGTGGGGCTGATTGAGCAAACTTGAAAAACCAGCGTTATATGATGTCCTCGTTCGCAGGGGGTGATGAGCACTTGCCCAGGGAATATTTTTGTGCCTATCACAGTTACATAGAGAGCATGGAACAGCTAAACGACGCTGAGAGGGGGCGGCTTTTCACGGCTTGCCTATTCTACAGCAAGACGGGCAAAGCCCCGCACCTCAGCGGCAACGAGCGTTTCGTGTTCCCGTCTATCAAATCGCAGATCGATAGGGATATTCAGAATTACGAAGATTATATACAAAAGCAGTCTGAGAATGGAAAAAAAGGTGGCCGTCCCAAAAAAGCCACCGAAAGCCAAAAAACCCAACCCTTTTTTGAAAAACCCAAAAAAGGCAAGGAGAAGGAGAAAGAGAAAGAGAAGGAGAAAGAGAAAGAGAGTGATGGGGCGGCAAAGCCGCCCACCCCCACCCGGAAAAAGTTCGGTGAATATGGATGGATAAGGCTGACAGAAGCAGAACACTCAAAGCTGCTTGCCGATCTAGGACAAGCTGAATTTGACCGCTGTGTCGCTTACATAGACGAAAGCGCACAGACCAGCGGGAACAAGAATCGTTGGAAAGACTGGAATCTGGTCCTTCGACGCTGCGCCCGGGAGGGATGGGGACACCGGCAGGTAGAGCAGAAAGGCGGTGCAGAAGATGATTACTGGTCCCGCCAGTGAAACCCTTCTGTTTCGTCCTGAGTTCATGGACCCGTCACAGGAGCCGTTTGGCCTGTTCTGGTGCAAAGACGCCGAGGACATGGACGCTGTTGCAGTCAACGCCGTCTGCAAGGCCCTGCTGACCCCCTGGAAGGAATTGAGAGAATGGTCTGAGTGGATCTGTCGGTTTCCCTACGTCCTGGTCGCTGTCCCCCCTGGACCGGCCCGGGACGAAATCGCCAGGGAGCTGCAGGCGAGATTTCCGCTCCCGGTCATGGTGCCGGGGGAAGGAGCTTTCCACGGCTGCGCCTCCGTTCTGGAGCTGCGGGACAACTACGGGACCGCCGCCCTGGACAACCTGGTCATGGATGCTGAGGAGCTTCCCGCCCCCGGTGTGCTCAATGTGGCGGAGATCGACTGTGACACGGAGAGCGGCGTGAAGCGGACAAGCTCGGGATTGGCGCTGCTTGACCGGGAGATCGGCGGGTTTGCTCCGGGTGAGCTGTCCGTCTGGACCGGACGGCGGGGAGAGGGCAAAAGTACCCTGTTGGGACAAGTCATCCTGGAGGCCGTCGATCAAGGACACCGAGTCTGCGCTTACTCCGGGGAGCTGCCAGCGAAGCAATTCAAGAGATTCATCCGCCAGCAGGCGGCGGGGTATCTCCATGTGACAAAGCAGGAGGACCCGCTGACAGGGAAAGAACTCTTTCTTGTAGACGATGAGGTAAAGGAGTCTATAGATCAATGGTTCGACGGAAATTTGTTTCTTACAGACATCCGGGACAAAAATGCCCATGATGAGGACACGATTTTGCGCTTGTTCGAGGGCACCCACCGCCGGTACGGCTGCGACGTGTTCTTTGCGGACAACGTCATGACCGCCAAGCTGCGGGGAGAGGCGGAGCTGGGGTATTACCGGGCGCAGTCGGCCTTTGCGGGCCGTCTGGCGGACTTCTGCAAGCGGCTGAGTGTACACGTACATCTTGTGGCCCACCCCCGGAAAACCGAGAGCAAGCGCCCCCTGGAGGCGGATGACGTGGGCGGCAGCGGCGACATCACCAACCGGGCTGACAACGTTTTCAAGCTGGAGCGTGTTCCGGAGGAACGTGTGCAGGAGTTGGGATACTCCACGCTACTTACTGTCCTCAAAAACCGGGAGTTTGGAGCCCGTGGAAAAGTCAAGCTTGAGTTTAACGAGCCGTCCCGGAGACTGTACCAGATGGGCGGGTCACCGGCAAAGCGGTACGGCTGGGAAAGGAGATGACGGGATGAAGGCAAGACGCGCCTCTGATTTTCCGGAGTTGGACACAAGCCATTTTCTCCCCTGGAGCCTGGACAAGCTCTATGCGGTTGAACCTGGGTTGAGAATCATAGCGGACCGGGCTGCAAGCCAAAAGCGGCGGCGGATTCATACCCGAATAAGCGCATATACCACAGCAAAAAAATCTGCACGGAACCTGGTGGGTTGGTATGCCCGTGATCCACGGTTGCGTAGCTCAGAGGCATGGGACTGCTTCTTCGCCAACATATTGGACAAGTTGCGGCTTTAGAAAGGATCTGACCAATGTCCTATTTTAGAACCTGTCCCCGCTACGGGGCGCACCTGGACCCCGGCGAGCGCTGCGACTGCCAAGACGACAAAAAGACCGCCGCCAGCTCCGCGAAAGCTGACGACGGCAAACAGACCGAGCACAATCCCTAAATATACAAGGTCCGCTCCTATTGTACCGGGGCGGGGAAAGGAAGTCAAGTGTGAGCATCTTTCAAGACATCAGAACCGCCGTCAAGCTGACGGGTGAAGTACGTAAGGCCCGGAAGGCCGGGGCCAGCGGTGTCCGATTTAGGGCGATCTACTCCTCGCCGATCGTTACCTTCAAGCCGGCTTACCCCAACACGGTTGAGGGGTGCCAGACCTGGAAACTCGGGCAGGAGGTTGACCGGGCCGTTTCAGAGGTATTCTACAGTCTCCCCCACGACATCCAGCGGCGACTCGAGTTTACCCCGGAGGAACCTGGAGGATGGTCAGAACGCGCCAGATTCTGGAAACAGCAGCTTAGGCCTGTCCTGCCGTCGGAAATGTACCACACTGTCATGATTGTGCTTATTCATTGGTACATTCACTGTCTGAGGCAGAGGAAGGAGGCCACGGCATGAAAGTGACAGATATGTTGGACCTGAACCCGTCCTATCTAGAGGTCCAGGCCGCAAAGGGGATCTTCCTCCGGCGGGTGAACCATTTCGCCCCCTTCGCCCGCCAATCTGAGGGGCGCCCCGGATATATGAGCCCTGAGACGGCTATAGCCTGCGCACTGGCGGAGGTATGGCGGCAAGGGCGGATGTACCAGCGGGACCAGGACGCCGCTGCCCTCCTGGAACTGGCAGGGATGGAGGCGAGGACGTGAAAGAGATCATAATCGAACTGCTGGATAAAGGCGATGATCGGGCGCTTGATCTGATCTATCGGTTTGTCAGGGGGATTCTCTGTGGATACTGACAGACGTGCGGATGGGAAACCCGTAGTGACCGTGGAGGACCTGCCAGCAATAAACGATGCCCTGCGTGGCGGTTATCGGGTGATTATTATCCCGGTAAGGGGCGGAAAACGATTGTTTCGTGTACAGCAAAAGGAGATCACTCCCCACGTAAAAAATAGCAAGCTTTGAGGCATTATCTTGCTTCTTTCGCTTGATTGTGGTACAATATTTTTAAATAGAGGAACCGTCCTCTAAGCGTTGGGGGCGAAGGGCCGAGCGTGGTCAACCGTCTGGATTTACCAGATGGTTGACCACTTTTTGTACTCTAGCTGAAGGAGTCGCACATGGGAAAATCGCAACAGCGCAAGGGTCGCGGCGGAGAATTGGAGATATGCAAAATCTTCCAGGCACACGGAGTAAACGCCCAGCCGGGGCAAGCTGTCTCATTTGGCAGTACGCCGGATGTGGTTGGCATTCCCGGCGTTCATGCGGAGATCAAGCGGGTGGAGCGGCTGAACGTCCCGGAGGCTATGGCCCAGGCCGTCCGGGACAGTAAAAAATTCCACGATGGGAAGCCTGTACTGTTCCACCGGCGCAACCGGCAGGGCTGGCTTTGCACTATGCGTCTGTCGGACTGGCTGGAGTTGTATAAGTGGGCCGGAATGGCGGGAAACGGCCCAAAAGAAAGGGGGTGACGCAGTTGACAGGCAAGCAGGGCCGAGCAATTCAGGCACTATTGACGTGCCCTACACAAGCGGCGGCAGCTCAGGCGGCGGGAATTGGGCTGACTACGCTGAAGCGGTATTTAAGCGACGACGAATTTCAGCGGGAATATCAGCGGGCGGTATCTGGCCTGATTACTGAGGCGGCGGAACAGGCGAAGCGGAGCCTAAGCCCGGCCCTGTCAACTCTACGGGAGATCATGGAGAACGAGGAGCAAAACGGGCAAGTTAGGGTAAGTGCGGCCCGGAGCCTCATGGAGTTTGGCTTGAAGCTGGTCGAACAGTCCGACGTCCTGGACCGCCTGGAGCGCCTGGAGGCAATGGTAGGAGGCGAGATCGATGTCAGACATTAAAGCGCGGATTGCCGCACTCGAAAAACGGGTGCAACAGACTGCGGCAGAACGGGCAAGGCACGCGCCGTTCTGTGTGGTTCGCATATCCTCCGTTATGCTGGACAGGGCCTCGGTGCTGATTTACGGCCGGGGACTGTACGAAAAACCACAGCGTATTTGCGAACTGACCATAGCAGAGGCTGTAGGCCAGGCGCAGGAATGGGGAGGCGGGCCTATGCGTTGCGATATGACATTTTGCGGCGAGTGGCTTTTCGCGCTATGCCAGGGGGGCGATCTTTACAGCGAGGCACAAAAAGCGCGATTTAGGAGGGAGTTTGCGTCAAGATGTCCCGGCGTTGCTGCGCTGATAGAATTTGAAAAGCGTGAGGAAGTGATTTGTGCTCTGACATCGCTCCCCCAAAGTTTTATGTTAGGAGGAAAGTTTTAATGAATAAACCGACCAAAATTGTTGAGCATGAGCCGATTATTATTACCACAGCTGGCGCAATGACACAGGCCCAGCTTGATGCCTTTAACAAGGAACGTCGGGAATTTGAGGCAGAGGCTAGGGCCAAAGAGTTGTCCAGGGACCAGGAAAGAACTGCTGAGGGGAGTTGTCCCCTGTCCACCGGCGTGGACACGAGATGCAGGATGGACAAATGCGCCTGGTACACTGGCGAAGGTTGCGCCCAGGTCTGCCCGCACCCGGCCCAGGGGAAACGATGCCCCTACAGTAAGGTTGCCTGCGCCGCCGATTGTGCGTGGGCCACTACCAACTAAGAGAAAGGATGAATGTATGGACGAACTTATTAAGGTTGTTCGCAACAATCTGGAGAACAGCACCCAAAAGATCACAGCAAAGATTGACCGGCTGGAGGAGCTCAATAAAATCGCACAGTCTGGCCGGTACACGCAAAAGGCCCTTGTACAAGAGGTCTACCCGGAGCGCGACCGACTGCGCCGTGAAATCCAGGACGATGCCGAAGCCGCACGGCGGGCAGCGCGAAAACTTGTCACCGCCTACCAGGACAGATTGCGGGATGAGGATAACCTTGACCCAGCGCAGATCACCGATGATATCAAGCTGTTTACGGCGGGTATCCCCCTTCTCTCCCGTGACATCAACGCCATTCTGGCGCGGAACAGTGCGAACCGCACCATGACACAGATTACCCTGCGCTACGCAAAGGAGCATGATATTGATATCGGGCGTGTTTACTACATCGGCAACGAGGAAAAAATCAGCCAAGCCGAACAGGTCAGCAGTGTAATTGATATGTACTGCGACCGCTGGATCTCAAAACCGGGCGGTGGAGAGATGCTGGACAAGTTCTTTACTACAGGGGGGTAAATATGGCTTATTTAATCACGGGTGCCGTGGTTTTCGCTGCGGGGTGCCTGTTTGGAGCATGGATGATCCTGGCAGGACAGCAGTCCAAAACCAGCCGGACAAATCAGAGGACTACAAATGAGCGTGACAACGGCAAATCCATTTGATCATAAAAGCGTGGAAAAAGCTCTGCTTGCCACGTATATGCCTACAGCGGAGAACAAGCGGCGGTGTCGCACTTACCTACGAAAACAGGCGAGGCACATTGAAGCGGCTTTTGGGATTGGCTGTAAGGACGGACAATCAGGCAAGCCGATAATTCCATTGGAGGATTTGCCCAAAAGCGATTCTTTTATAGGGCGGAGAATCACCCAATTTGCGTACACGGCGTATCAGAGCGGCTACCGGGTCGGGGCTGCTGAGCGAAAGGAGGGATGACGTGGACCTTTTCGATCTCCAGGCAACCATATCACTGAATATGGACGGCTTCGAGCGCGGCCTGGACACAGCATCCAAGAAATTCAAAACATTCTCGGAAAACATCAAGGGCATTTCTGCCAACATCGACAAAGCCTACTCAGGTCTGGGCGACCTCCTGTCCCCGGTGGTGGACGGCTACAAAGCCGTGGAGACTGTCGGAAAAAAGGCCGGCGACACCATCATGAACGGAGTGAAGACCTTCGGCGCGATCTCTGCGGCTGTGGGCGGGTTTGGCGCGGTGGCAGTCAACTCCGGTATGCAGTTTGACGCTACCATGTCGGAAGTCTCCGCGATCAGCGGAGCCACAGGTGAGGATTTTGACGCACTCCGTGACAAAGCTCTGGAAATGGGGGCAAAGACAAAATTCTCCGCCTCTGAGGCCGCAGAGGCTATGACCTACATGGGTATGGCTGGCTGGAAGTCTCAGGATATGATCTCCGGAATATCCGGTATCATGGACCTTGCCGCCGCCTCCGGGGAGGATTTGGCTACTACTTCCGATATCGTGACCGATGCTTTGACAGCATTCGGTATGCAAGCAAGCGACAGCGGGCATTTTGCCGATGTGATGGCCGTCGCTGCCTCGAATGCTAACACCAACGTTGGCATGATGGGTGAGACGTTCAAGTACGTCGCTCCCGTGGCAGGTGCGCTGGGTTACAGTGTGGATGATACCGCTATGGCAATCGGCCTGATGGCAAACAGCGGTGTTAAGGCTACTCAGGCCGGCACGGCTTTGCGTTCTATCTTCACCAGACTGTCCACTGACGCAGGTGCTAGCTCCAAGCAGCTTGGAGCGCTGGGCGTTCTCACAGAGGAGTTAGGCGTACAGTTCTATAACACTGACGGAAGCGCCAGATCCTTGAACGATGTTTTAATGGACAGCCGGGCGGCATGGGCCGGGCTGTCTGAGGAGCAGCAAATCACGTACGCAAAGACGATTGCGGGGCAAGAGGCCATGTCTGGCTGGCTGGCCTTGATGAA